CAGGAGGTTGGCCGGACCCGTCGCCCCGGGCGTCCAGGTAAAGGTGCAGGCGAAGGTGTTACCCTGCGAGACGGTTACTTGATTAGTGCAGCTCATCGGGTCTTAACCTTGCCCCGATTGGAAGGGGGGGGTTAAAGGTCGAAGGAATCGACGGCGTTAGATGGAGTAATGCTTTGGAAACTGCCCTCTAGTCCATCTAGTGCGCTGTAATCCATCGCGTAACTAACTGAATCAATAACAACAGTTCGGCCCACCCAATAGTTTTGCACCTCTACATCATCGAGGAGGTTTTGTGAATATGTTCCAAGAGGGTCTGAGTTTAAGCTACCGATTTTGAAAACAGAAAGTGGGGCAGGTCCTCCAGGGCCTGGGGAGGCATAAGGCCCTACAAATTCTGTTTGAGGGTTGCCGCTTCCATCCGTCCAATTATAAAGATAAAACCAACTAGAAGCCCTAAAGAACGTATTTGCCTGAGAAATAAAAGCGTTAGAGCTAAACAAATTGTGAGATCCTTGCGACGATGTGAAGGGTCTAAAGATAGGCGTGCGGCATCGTCCCCAAGTGGAGTATTGATCAGAGCCTCCAATCACAAAGCCCATCAGATGCGGGCGTAGTAGTAGCGCGCCGTTTGTCCGTTGACCTTGATGCGGTCAGCCCAGAGGGAGCCGCTGACGTTCTGGTTTACCGTGAAGGTCGTCGGGGTCGTGATGCTGTCCACGGTGATCGTGCCGATGACGAGGAAGCCCCAAGTGTCACTATCTGGGGTCACAGGGAAGGTGTTTCCGCCGATGATGACCGGATACTGATTGCTCGCAACGTCCGTGTCGGGGTAGGTGAAAGGAGCCGCAGTCTTAGGCCCTGCCCTAAGCGTGATGTAAGAGGTCTTAGTCGTGGCGTCGTAATTCGACGAAGCCAGTTCCGCCGTCGGAGGGTTGGCTACCCCGGAGGTCGTGCGGTCGAGTTTGACGGTGGTCCCGCTGGGGTAGTCGTCGAGCAGTGGCACGAGGTTGTTAAGGGTGCCCGACTGGACCTGATAGGTCACGGTCGTGGCGCCGCCCGAAGTCCGCAGGGCGACGTTCACGATCTTAAACGGGTGCGTCGTTGTGGCGCCGTCCCGACTCGGAAACGGATCAGAAATATCCAGCGTGAAGCCCTTGCTGGACGAGTCGAAGTTATAGCCGACTCCAGGTTGAATCTTCATTAGGCAGGAGCGTAGACAGAGGCGACATACCCTTCGCGGTTAAAGCGGATTTCATACTGCACCTTGTAAAGGCTGCCGTAGTCCTCCGTATTGACCTGCGCCAGGAGAAGCTGGTTCTTACCGCTGACGGTGAAGGTCGAGCCCATGTAGGCAGGCAGAAGGTCGATAGATAGGAACGAGCCGTCGCCAGAGGTCTTGCCGACGCGCGCGATCATGCCCTGGACGGTGGCAGACTGCGTAGTGTAGAAGTGTCCGGAGAAGGATGTCTGCGGGGCGAGATAGTTCGTCTTACCGTAGAAGTCCTTAGACTCAGCCTTCTTGAAACCGAGGAACTTGCGGCCCGTGGCTAGTTCAAACGTGGCGCCGTTGTTGCCGGTATATTCGACAGGATTAGTTCCGGCGACAGCAGGGTAAGCAGGGGTTGCCAGCGTGCCACCCGTCCCGACGCCAGCAATAGGTGTTCCAGAGAAGCCAGTAGCCAGCTCGAAGAAGTTAGGGTGGGTCGTGATGTTTTCCGACGTCAGCCCCTGCGATCCGCTGACCTGTGGTTCAGTGCGTAGGCCGCTGTTACAGGTAAGCTCGATGCCGACATAGTCCACTGTCGCAGTGGCGATGCCAAGCGAGTCGAAAGAGATGGTGGACTTATGCTGCTTGAGGTTGGTAAAGCCAATCTCAGAGAAAGAGCTGCCGCGCTCGATATACGCGAAGGAGCCGAACCTGTCGGACTTGTAAGTAGCGGTGCAAGTCTGGAGGCCATAGCCGTCATACGATACTTTCCAGCCTGGCTGGAGAAGCCCGGCGACTAGGTCATTGCCTGTTTCTACGCGTCCCATGGTTATAAGTTAGGTTGTTGCGGTTTTGGTAAAGTCTGCGGGAAGGGCTCCAGGCGTTGCCGCGGCGATACGCTCAAGGGCGGCGGTCTGCTTCTTGGCTTCTTCGAGCTGGGCGTTCATGGCCTCCATGACCGGATTGGGTCCGACGCCGATCACGTTGCCAAAGCCTTCTGGGCCTTTGAAGTCTGCGGCCTTTGCTCCTGCCTTTTCAGGGCCGAGCGACTCGAGTAGTTTCCTGCCGTCTGCGGTCTTGTTGAAATATTCCATCGCCAGACGCTGAACTTCTTTGTCTTGAGAAAGTGTGTCCATCGACACCCCGGCGCGAAGCTGACGCTGGAACTGCTCGGGGAGTTCAAAGTCTTTGAACATCCCGCCTTCGTTTTTCAAGATTTGGCGGGTCACTTCTGATTTGCCCGCATCGACTAGTTTCTTTTCGTCCTCTAACTCTTTCTTACGTTTGAAGAACGCAGCGGCCCGTGACTCTTCTGAGGTATTGAAGCGACTCTCGCCTGTCGCCATAAGGTCGAGACCTTCCTTGGCGTTGCGCTTAGCCTCTTCAATAGACTTGGAAATGTAGGAAATCGCACCCTGTAGAAGGATCATCGGGGCGGTGAAGCCGAGGAAGATGTCCTTGAACGCCGTGCTGAACTTTTTCTGGATGTCCTCGACCTGCTTGGAGAAGGACACTGTCGCCGACTTAGCCTTGTCCATCGCCTGCGGGACATCGGAGGTCGTCTTGATGTTGACTGTCAGGTCTTGGGCCATGTCAGGGGGTGCTTTCCTTTGCCGGATTGGAAGCAGCCGCGGCGGCCTCCTTGGCTTCCTCTTCGGCCATGAAGGCTTCTTCCTCGGGCGACATGATCGCCACGTCCGCACCCTTACGGATAGCCAGGGCGGAGTTGAGCCAGATGGCCTGACACTCCGGCATCTCCCAAGCCCGCTGTTCGGGGATGCCTGACGCGATCAGGTTGGCGACGATGCTCAGCGGCCAAGGCACCCCCTTGTCGCCGCCCCCTGACTTGGTCTTGGTCTGCTCCCAGAACTTGGGCCAGTCAGCGACGAGGATGTAGCCGGCGAAGGATTCCAGCAGGCGCTCGAACTTGGCAGGATTACGTTGAAGGCTTAGGATTCGCAACTTGTCGACCCAGCCGATGGCTCCGCCTAGGGGCTCTTCGGCGCATACTTGGCAGGCAAAGATAAGGTCCGCAGGGGTAATGCCGCGGGAGCCGGTAACCAGCGGGGAGTCGAAGGCCATCAGGCGCACCCGATACTTCAGACACCAGGGGTAAAGAGTTCGACCCAGAAACCCTTTGAGGGGAGCCGGGTCGACGTAGGCGTTAAGGAAGCGGCGGTCCACTATCCTCTAGACTGTCCCCCTTTCGGGGGTGTCAATTAAAGCGTGATACCTTCGTAATCGATGGCCGTGATGGAGACGGACGTGAAGCCCTTATTGGAGCCCTTGTCGTCAATCTTGGTAATCACGCCGGAGAAGGAAACCGAAGCAGAGCCAGCCGGATAGGCCGAAGCGGTGTTGGTCGTGAAGGCGAGCGTGGCACCGAGGATGGGCATGGTCGAGGTCTTGGCGATGCCTTCGATGGTGATCTCGCTCTTGCGGTCATCCATGCGGTGGGTCTTGGTGATGCCCGTCTCGTCGACCACCGTGGCGTCCGCGTTGAAGGAGGACGAGAGGCTGTAGCTCTGGACGAAGAGGTTGGTGACAGTGCCCGCGATACCGTAGACGCAGGTTGTTCCGGTGGAGATGGCGGCCATTTGTAATTGCAGGCTTTGGAATTGGCTTAGGCGGGCAGGACCACCAGCACGTCGAACGAGAACGAAGTGGCCCAGGAACGCTCGTCGATGCCCTCGTCTTCGGACTGCATCGTGACGTCATAACAGGCCGCGTCGGTCGAGGTGACGAAGGCCGCCTTAATGCTGGTCAGGTCACGCATATTGCCGGACAGGGCGGCGCAGCGGGCACGGTGATCGGCGAGGGTCGTGTCGTCGGCGTTGGAGAAGAGGGTGATGCGGACCGAGCAGCTGAAGTTGCCTTCGCCCTCGGGGAGGTCGTTAGGGCTGCGGGCGGACTCGCAGAGGACCACGGCCTTGGGCAGGGTCTGGGTCGCGGCGCTGTCCCCGGTCAGGAAGGTCACGGTGGTCAGCCCGGTCTGGGTGGATAGGTAGGTGGCCAAGGTGGCCTCTACGATGTGGCGGATGGATTTGGTTCCCATAAAGGTTAGCGGCGGTTGGCGAGCTGGATGGTGCTGTTCATGTGCTTCTCGAAG